ACTAGTGCCACTGCTTTTCTTTGATGTCCCCAATTTGTGGAGCCCATCAACCCCGCCGTTTTGGTTCAAGGTTGATGGGTTTTTTGTTGCCTGCTATTATAACCCCTTCTAATCAATCAGTTAGGAACTAACAATTGCGACTGTGGCGGCAAAGTGGCGACAGCGCTCTACTTCCCGTTCCTTAGGCCTGTATCATGTCATCAAAAAATCAATCCCAGTATTTTTCAATTGCTGTATACATTCCTGAGGAGTTGAAGCAGACTTTTGTAGAAGAATGCAGTATTGTCGGCATTGACGCCAAAAGAGTACAATGTTTCTCCTCCAATCCAGGCATACGTGAATATCTGAGCATTTTAGTTGAACGTGGGCAGAAGTTTGCGCCATACCTTCTTAAGGTACTGAACTTGTTGCAGTCAAAATCCAAAATAAGAATTGAAGTCGCAGCCGATAGAAAAATCATAGACTTACAAGGTGTAAGTGTTGATGATGCTCTAAAGTTGATTCAAGCTGCTGATGCCATTCGGGTAATTGACCAGCAAGAACCGGAAGATATGAACAGTGATTCCGCAAAACACACAATCTGACAAATTGAGAATTCCAGTGAACTATATAGATCAATTTATCAATTTTGTTTCTACCTTGTACACTCCTAGAAGAGCCTGCACAACATTATTTATGATATGTGGTGGAGTCCTATCCTTATGTATAATATTACCGCTTCTACATTTATGGCTAACGCCTGCAATAAAACCGATAGCACAAAACTATGAAACTTATATTTTATTAATTTCACTTGTAATAGGTGTTTCATTAGGAATTGTTGTTTTCAGCATAGTTGATTTGATTGTATTAACAATCTATGAACACCTCATTTCTAAAAATAAAAAATCCCAAAGTGAATTAAAAGCTATTAAGGAAAAGAATATACGTGACGAAGTAATATTTTCAAATTTTAAAACTGCTTACTTCCATCTCAGTATTGATAAGATTAATATTATTAGAAGCTTAATCACATTCCCTTCCCTTAGCTTTCATAGCGAACATGAAGATGTAAAATTCCTTGAAAAATCAGGGTGGATTGAAGCGTTAACTTACATCAGTGATGAGGAGAAGGTATATCAACTTAATCAAACAATCAGGTTATATGCTGATGATAGATGGAACGAGGAAGTAAATTTCAACACGGATCATTTTCATAGCTTTGACGCAGAAACAGCTATATCCATTATTAATGCCATGTCCGATGTAAAAATCAAGGCAGAATTAGATGAGTTCAACTTTTCATTTTATATGAGCGACATTGAAAAATGTTTTGAAGTAAGTGAGTTTACCGAGACGCTTTACTCTTTAAGATTCAAAGAAAGATATGAAAAAAAGTTTTCCGAGCTACACCTCAAACCTTTCAGAAGTGAGCGATTATTTTCTATAAAGGTTCGTGAAAACATTCCAGATTTAGACATTCCTTTTTAGGGTAACAGTGATTTTTTAAAAGTTCCTAATTGTCACTTTTTTCAGTGCATAAATCTTCTCAATATGCTGTCTGGCTTGTCCTGACTGACATACAAACATATCCATCTAAGAGGCAAATAAATACGGCTCTTGCTTCAAACACACTTAAATCCACTCTTAGTCTTAATTATCAATAAGTTACCAAAGAAGCAAGAAATTTGTTATATCTTCAAAAATGAAAAACACTGAAATTCTTTTCAACCTTTTCAGTTTTGGATTTCTGCTTAACCGCCAGCACTGGTGCGGCCAAGCGGTCTGGTTTGAAGAAAAATAAAACTGAAAAATTTTTATGATCTAAAAACCGCAGGCGGGTGCGGTGTAGTGCAATTTTGGTCTGCGAAAGATTTTTTTTGCCATGCTGTGACGCGCCAGCGCCCTGCTGTACACATGATCTGTTTTAAGGGTGGCTCTGAGTGGCTTAAAAGGCTGAACGCGGCAGAGCGCCGCTGGCAGCGCGTAGCGATAGCCGCCTGTGAGGTAAGAAAAGAGATATCCCCGCCAGGGGATGAAGGGCATAAAAAAACCCGCTTTCGCGGGTTATGTTCTGGACAGGTTTACTTGCTAATCACCGGGGAATATTTGCCGTTCAGCGTGTCCGCTTTCGTTCCGGTGTTCCGTATGGCTCCCGCGTTGGTCGGTGCTCCCGTATTGCTGTGCGTGTGGCTTGCCGTTTGCTCTGCCAGCTCTTTCACCACTTCGAGTGTGTCGAGCATCAGCTGCGCCACGTTGATTGTGCCGGAGCCAATCCACACTACCGGGGCAATAATCTGCTGTTGTACGGCCGCCACGCTTTTACGTATCTGGCCAATTTTCTCGATCAGGTCTTTACCCGTTGTGACTGTCTGGCTCCCGGCTATGTCCGTTTCATCATTGCCGCCGATACTCGCCACGCGGTTATTTACTGCCTGGCTGTAATCACACCTGCTGAATGGCTCCGGCCAGTAGTGTGGACGTGCCCAGCACGGTAATTTTATCCGTGGCCTTAACCGTGGTTTCGCGGCTGACCAGCTCCCGCTGTTCTGTATCGGCCTTAACCACCCGTGCCATAGAAGTTTCACTGGTCGTCTGGTCTGTCTGCCTCACCCAGTCACCCGCCTGGGTGACGCGCTGCGACACTTCCGCACGCTGCTGTTGCAGCTGTTCGCCTGGCTGGATATCCGGGAGGCTAGTTCCGTCCGGCACGGTCTGTCGCACAAACGGCTTATCCGGACGTCCGCCAGTGAAAGCGATCTCTACCAGCGTCCCTTCTGGCGGAAACTGGAACATCCCCGAATCATTACCCGCTATAGGAACCGGTAGCGGTACAGCAGAGTAATATGGCCACGTTTTTTTCACGTCATAATCCGCGTTTTCCCTGAACGCACAGCGGATAAGGTTTTCAATCCCTTTCTTCAGCGTGTCCTGCTGCTCCGCTTCAGTGGCGTTATTGACCGGAACGGAGGGCAAGCAGTTAATCTGCCCCAGCATTCCATCCAGCAAACGGGCATCTTCCGTGTAATCGGTGATAGCCAGCAGCTCGTCACAGGTCAGGCGGTGCTGTTGAACCGGGTTCAACTTATTACGGAGGATCTGCGGACGCATACCAACGGCAGCTGCCACATCTTCAAGATTGTGCGTCAGCGCAAACGCTCTGCAAGCTGCATCAAAGTGAGCATGTTTAGAGGTTTGATAATCAAACATAGCAACCTTCTCTTTTAGATTTCAAAATTGAACTAAATGATGTTTAAGTTGCAGCTGGAGAGCGCATCCACTGTCATGGCTGCGATATTGATCATTACCTTTTCGCGCTTTTTGTCTTTGCGGAGACGATTACGAATCAAACGACCACCTGTCAACATGTCATGAATGGTATCTATAGATAACCCTGTGAGTTCACTGTATTTTTCTATAGAGATTGAAGGTACGGTTAATGAGATTGAAATGTAAGGTGTCATGATGCATGACTTCTTGTTTAACTACCTTGAACTGTGATAAGTTCCCAATTGGGAACAAGGTGCATACCAGGATCGCATAAGAGATATGTCAACATCAAAGTACCCAAATGGGAACTCATTGAATTTTGAGACGGGTGGCCGTGAGGCGATTGAGCGTCTTGTTGAGGCATACGGTTTCACAACAAGGTAGGCACTAGCAGATCATTAAAAGGTATCTAAAAGCACTTTGGCTAATAGATATCTTCATGACACATTTCCTTCAGACTGGATAATTAGATGTGCTCTTGAAACTGGTACTTCATTAGCTTGGCTAACGACCGGAAATGGCCCCGTATTTGACGATATAAAAAATGATATTGTTACAATTTCTCGTAAAAAATTGTAGATGGAAAATTGTTCGATTCTAATTTGCTACCTACTAGATAAAGCTTTGCTCCCTGATACAATTCAACCACCGTTAATTGTAAGAGACTCAGAAAAAATGTTCTTATGCGAGCAAAAATTTGATGAAATTACAGATGGCCAATGGTTAATTTTAGTTGAAGGAAAAATAAATATCCGTACAATAACCAGAATACCTATTGCTAGAGTTAAAGTTTCCGATAAAAATTCTTTCTTTGAATGTAACATTCAAGATATCAAAGCTATCGCTAAGTGCAAATTTTCCTTGATGGAATATCTATAAGGAACTAAATTAATGAGTGATTCAACTGAACATAACGACTTCAATTCAAGAAGATATAGACTGGAGCGTGCGAGGAATTTTATTTCTTCAGATACCTATGAAGTATTACTTAATCTTTTAAACTCGCGAAACTACTCTCAATTTGATCAGGTAATAAATTCATACGATATTTCCAGCTCTAGCAGAGAATACTTTAGTAATATTCCCGGACCTCACGGAAATGTTGTAAGATACCCAGAAGTAGAGTCATCATATTCATTAATCAAAGACCTCGAAAGGAAAGTAGCGGAATCTGTAGCTACTTCTGATAAGTTATATGAGCAGATTGCTAAATTAGAATTAGAATTAAGATCCACTTTAGATAGCAAAGAAAAAATATCGCTCCAACTCAAGAATCAACATAATAAAAACCGTGATCTATTTGAACAAAACCAAGAACTACTTAGTAAATTCCAACAAAAGAAAATAGATGAAAAAGTTCCTGAGTATGTCCAAGGAGTTAAAGAAAAACTTCAACAAGATGATAAAGATTTCACTGAAATGTCTTATAACTGGGCTATAGCAGGAGTAATATTTGCACTAGCAGCAATTATTGCCGCCTTTATGACATTTTTCTTTAAGATAGAAATTAAAGACACCACACTTACTGAGCTTTTATATTATTACACGCGCGGATTACTTGGTGTGGCTTTACTCTCATGGCTTTCTTATTTTTGCCTTAACAACTCCAAAAAATATACGCATGAAGCTATAATACGTAAAGATCGTCAACATGCATTAATGTTTGGCGAAGTATTCCTTCAAATCTACGGTTCCACAGCTACAAAGCAGGATGCGATTGATGTTTTCAAAGATTGGAATATGTCAGCGAACTCTGCTTTTTCAGATAAAACCCAGCAACCTCCGAGTTTATTTAACATATTAGGTTCCGTTTTAGATAAAAAACCAGCTGCAAATGATGATAAGTGATCCAGCGAACTCGTGTGTTTAGAACGCTAAATATCAAACATTAACACTGGTTATATACAGTAAAAATACCCTCAAAATGGAGGGTGTTGAATATGACAGTACGAAAAGCAAACACCGGAAAATGGATTTGTGAATGTTATCCTACAGGGCGTAGCGGACGGCGTGTGCGTAAACAATTCGCCACTAAAGGTGAAGCTTTGGCCTTTGAGCGTCACACAATGAATGAAGCAGAGGCTAAGCCTTGGCTGGGCGAATCGATAGACAGTCGTACTTTAAAAGATATAATTGATCTTTGGTTCAAACTGCATGGCAAATCCCTGACAGCTGGCGAGCATGTTTACGACAAGCTCATCCTGATGGTCAATGCACTCGGAAACCCGCTAGCTATAGATCTCAGTTCCAAATTATTCGCGCATTACCGTGATAAACGTCTGACGGGTGAAATCTACTATAGCGAGAAGTGGAAGAACGGAGCCAGCCCGGTAACCATCAATCTGGAGCAAAGCTATCTGAGCGGAGTATTTAGCGAGCTAACCCGACCTGGTGAATGGACAGCACCTAATCCGCTGGAGAACATGCGCAAGTTCACGATTGCCGAAAAAGAAATGGCCTGGCTAACGCATGAGCAGATCACAGAACTACTATACGACTGTCAACGCCAAAGCACCCTACTCGCTTTGGTCGTTAAAATCTGCTTGAGTACCGGAGCGCGCTGGCGCGAAGCGGTGAACCTTACCCGCTCCCAGGTCACAAAGTAACGAATCACGTTTGTCAGGACCAAAGGCAAAAAGAACCGCAGTATTCCGATCAGCAAAGAGCTGTATGAGGAAATCATTGCCCTGGACGGCTTCAAGTTCTTTACGGATTGCTACTTCCAGTTCTTGTCAGTGATGGATAAAACCTCCATTGTGCTTCCGCGCGGGCAACTTACCCACGTTCTGCGTCACACGTTCGCCGCACATTTCATGATGTCCGGCGGGAACATCCTTGCGCTGCAAAAAATCCTGGGCCATCACGACATAAAAATGACGATGCGCTATGCTCACCTGGCTCCTGACCACCTTGAAACAGCTCCACGCTTTAATCCGTTGGCTACAATGGCAACATAAATTATTTAGTTGGGTAGTAAATTGTCACCAGTAAAATCGCTACATTTATGTATTGAGCCATCTTGTAAATTCTTTGATCAATTCTCTCAGAGAGGGTATTACCATCCCACGTTTGTAGGCTCCAGCCCCCCCGCCCCACGGTGACTGTCAATGCTATGTATGAAGAAACTGCTTTAATAGCATTAACCCATGAAAATTCGAACCGCCAAAAATACCAGATGACAATCATTGCAGCTGAGAAAAAGAAGAAATTATACGTTGCAGCAGCACGTAGTTTTTTCCTTAAGTGACATGAGGATTCGATGAAGCTAGGGACAATGTAATCATTTGGGAAAAATTTCCTGACGAACCACTCAAACCCTTTGCGGGGGGAAAATAGCATCAGTATTGAGGCAATAAAGAGTTTCATGGCTCATTCCAGTAGCCCTGTAGTAGGAAAGCCATTATAAACTTCACCGAAAGCAATGACTAAGTAACAAATGCCAAGTGGCGACAAAGTGGCGGCAGCGGTTGGCATTGCCCCGTAATCGCCACTCCTTACCAATAACCTAACTTGTTGATTATTTTACAAGTCATTGTTTTTGCTAACCCGTTTACATAAATGGGTTTTTTGTTGTCTGAAATTCTCTGCTCCATCATCCCCCTCTTCCCTCCCCCGCCTCAAACATATATGATTAAACAAATATGTATCAACTATCCACAGGGTTCGACCATGCTCCACCCGCTCCAGCTTTTCAAAACCCTCTCCGACGAAACGCGGCTCTCCATCGTCATGCTTCTGCGTGAAGCCGGCGAGCTGTGCGTCTGCGATCTCTGCTCCGCAACCACGGAGTCACAGCCGAAAGTCTCGCGCCATATGGCCTTACTTCGTGAGTCCGGGCTGGTTATCAACCGTCGTGAGGGAAAGTGGGTCTATTACCGTTTGTCTCCGAACATGCCTGCGTGGGCAGCCGTCATTATCGATAACAGCTGGAACTGCCTGCGGGAAGAAACGCGTGCCAGGCTAAAGAACAGCCTTCCAGGGTTGTGTTAAACACATTCACAAAAACAGATATAACGGAGTAGAAGATGTTTCTGGCAGGGGCAATTTTTCTGTTTACGCTGGTACTGGTCATCTGGCAGCCCAAAGGGCTCAGTATCGGCTGGAGCGCGACGATTGGCGCCGGGCTGGCGCTGGCCAGCGGCGTGATCCACCTTAACGATATTCCGGTGGT